AGGCCATATATCCCCAAAGGAAAGCGAACTGGCGACAACTGGCGCGAACCAGCCAGGGCCTGCTGGGATTGGTCGGACTCAGCCCAGATTGGAAACGGCTCGAAAAGGGTTTTCTCTCTACGCAGATTTGGTTGCTGAGTTTGCTAGTAAGTACATGAAGGTTGAGCTGATGGATTGGCAGCTTTACGCCATTGATGGTGTTTTTGAGGTTGAGCCTGATACCGGTGATCTAATTAATCGTGCAGCGCTTATTTCTGTGGCGCGTCAGAACGGTAAAACGGTTTTAGGTCAGGCGTGTATTGGGGCGTGGCTTACTTCTATTGCTAAGTTGCGTGGCAAGCCACAGACGGTGGTGAACTCTGCGCATGAGTTGTCGCTTGCTGTTCGCCAGTTTGAGGTAGTGGCCCCGATTTTGCAGGAGTATTTTGGGGCGACATTGAAGCGTGCGTATGGGCGTAACACTTGCGACATGCCTGATGGTTCACGGTGGCTTGTCAAGGCTGCGACACCATCGGCAGGTATGGGCCTTTCTGCAGATTTTATTTGGGTGGACGAGGTGTATGCAGTTGAGGACAATGTGCTCGCCCATTCTCTTAGGCCAACAATGAAGGCACGCAACATGCGCACAGCTGGTGGCTCACCGATTATGTTGATGACTTCGACTGCCGGTACTGAGGCCTCGGTTGCGATGTTGCGCTACCGAGAACAAGGCCTACAGCTGATTGATGATAAACGCCAGGGCCAGTTTTATTTTGCTGAGTGGTCGCCACCCCCAGGTGTTGATGTTATGGATACACGCTGGTGGGGTTGGGCTAACCCAGCGCTCGGTGTCACCCTCGAGTTGGAGTCTCTGCTGGCCGATGCTGAGCACCCAGACCGATCTAGTTTTTTGCGTGGCTCTCTCAACCAGTTTGTCAATGCCGATGCTTGCTGGTTGCAACCTGGCGAGTGGGAGCAATGCCTCTCTGATATCCCAGGGCCCGAGGGAGGCTGGATAGCTGTGGACACAAGTATTGATGGTTCTCGCTACTCGGCTGTTCGCGCTGCAGTTGATGATGTAGGCGTAGCACATATCACTGTGGAGTTTGTAGTTGGCTCACTGCCCGAGATGCAACAGGCTCTATTGAAGGCCTGTGAAAATCCCTCGATTATGTTGGCTGTTACACCACCATTAGAAAACCATGTGCCCCTGTCTTTAGAGAGGCGTAAAAAGGTAGTGGGCTATGGCGAGCTGATGCGCTACACATCACTGGTTAAGGGCATGATTAACGATGGCAGACTTGTGCACCAGGGCCAACAAAACCTTGCTGAACAAATGAACAGAGCAGTAGCAGTTACCCAGCAGAACTCACTCGTGATTTCCAGTAAGCGTTCACCAGGGCCTGTCGAGCTGGCACGCCTCACCATTTTCGCAGCTGCACTTGCTTCTCGACCAAAACAAGGTGGTAAGCCAATGCTCGTTGTGGTAAATCGCTAAGATTAGTTCTGGTGCTGTCCTGGGCTTTCTGTCGGGAATTGCCTAGGGCAGTGCCACCCCCCACTAAGAAAATGTGAGATAATCCCATCATGGCGCTATTCAACCGAGTAAACAAAGCAGCAATCTCACCTGCACCGGTAAAGGCTGCAGCCTCTGGTGGATACTCGCCTAACTCTGCAGGCGTGAACCTGATCGGCCAGTACTACACCTACATCGAAGGGCCAGCACGCAACCGTGCTATGAGCGTGGCAACCATCTCACGCGCGCGCGATCTCATGGCCTCCGTCATCTCTTGTATGCCTCTCAAGATGTACAACGAAATGTGGAACGGTGATGAAATGGAGCAAGTAAACATTGCCCCACGCACATGGCTACGCCAACCCGACCCGAGCGTTACTTACCCATTCCTCATGGCGTGGACATTTGACGACCTATTCTTTTATGGCCGTGCCTTTTGGTACATCACAGCACGCACCCAAGACGGCTACCCCACAGCTTTTACACGCCTACCGGCAGGCTCTGTCACCACTCAAGACCAAGCAGGGCCAGTGTGGTTTGCCCCATCTAAAGAGGTTTACTTTCAAGGCAACATGATTGACCCTAAAGACCTGGTGCAATTCTTGAGCCCCATTCAAGGCATTGTGTACATGTCTGAACAGACCGTTGCCACAGCAATCAAACTTGAAGCAGCACGCTATCGCAATGCAGAATCGTCAATACCTGCTGGTGTTTTGAAGCAAACAGGTGGCGAACCACTAAGCGCAACCGAGCTTGCTGATCTAGCGTCAGCGTTCAATGCTGCACGCGCCACCAATCAGACAGCTGCACTCAACGAGTTTTTGAGCTACACCGAGACAACAGCAACCCCCGACAAAATGCTCCTAATCGATGCAGCTAACTACCAAGCGCTTGAATGTGCACGCCTTACAAATGTGCCCCCCTATTTGGTAGGCGTAAGCACAGGCTCCTACTCGTACCAATCCTCAGAGCAGGCCAGAGCAGACCTTTACATTTTTGGCGTGAAGGCCTACGCCGATTGCATTGCAGCAACATTGAGCCAAAACAATGTTTTGCCTCGTGGAACTTATGTAAAGTTTGATGCAGATGAGTACCTCGTTGAGAATTACGCAGCAGACAAAATGGACAGCCCCGACATGCCCCAAGAAAACACACAAGAGGAATTAGCATGATCAGGTTCAACGCCACAGCAATAAGCATCGATGCAGCAGCAGCCGATGGCACCCCAAGCAGAACCATTACCGGTATTGCTGCCCCATATAACGAAATTGCGCGAGTAAGTGATGGCACTGAAATTATGCTCTCGCCTGGTTCTTTACCTGTAGATGGCCCTAACCCAAAGCTGTTTGTAGGCCACTCGGCTGACAAGGTAATTGGCACAGTCATTGCTCGTGAGGACACTCCCGAGGGCATGCTGTTCCAGGCCAAAGTGGCTAAGACGGTGCTCGGCGAGGAATCGCTACAGCTCGCTTTAGAGAATGTCTATGATCAGGTAAGTGTTGGAATTACGCCTTTAGAGTTCAGCTACAACGAAGCTGGAGTCATGCTGATTGAAAAAGCAGCCTGGACAGAATTATCGCTAGTTTCACACGGCGCATTTGGCGCTAGTGCTAGCATCACAGATGTAGCAGCGAGTATCCCCACATCAAATGGGGAAATGAGCGATAATACAAATGAGGAAGCCGACACTCCTGAACCCATCGAGCCACAGGAGAACCCAGTGTCAGAAACACCAGCCCCAGAAGTAATCGAAGCATCGTCAGTTTTTGCTCAGCCAAAGCGCAATTTTGTTATGCCAACCCCAGCCGAATACCTTGCAGCAATGCACGCAGGTGGGGACGCATTCCACAATGTAAACGCTGCATACAAAGACGCAGTACGCAACCAGCAGACAGCGCTTCAAGCAGCTGCAGGCGATGTACTTACAACCGATACACCTGGTCTTTTGCCAGTGCCAGTACTTGGGCCATTGTTCCAAGACCTCAACTTTGTACGCCCAGTGGTATCGGCTTTTGGTGCACGCGCCATGCCAAACACACCAAGCAAGACTTTCATTCGCCCAACGATTACTACGCACACAAGCGCAGCAACACAGACTGAAAACTCTGCAGCATCAGCCACCACAATGGTTATTGCTTCCAACACTGTTACAAAAGCAACAGTCGCTGGCCAAGTCACATTGTCAGTACAAGACATTGACTTCACTGATCCTGCAGCATTGAACCTTGTGCTCAATGACCTTGCCGGTGAGTACCTCATCGCAACAGACAACATTGCAGCTGACGCACTTGTTGCTGGTAAAACAGCATCAGGCTCTACCTGGACAGTAACGGCAGCAGACCCAACCACATTGATTAGCTCACTGTATGACGCAGCACGCGAAATCGCTGAGGACAGCAACTACTTCCCAACTCACTTGTGCGTGTCACCAGATGTATGGGAATTGCTTGGCCGTCAAACCGATGCAGACAAGCGTCCGTTGTTTGGTTACAACGCCAACGGCATGATGACCACCAACTCAATTGGCAATGTTTCAGGCATGCAATACACCAGCATGAATGTGCTCGGCCTCACTGTTGTAGTTGATAACAACTTTGCATCAGGCACCATGCTTGTTGTGTACGCGCCAGGCTTCGAGGTTTACGAACAACAGCGTGGCCTAATGTCAGTAGAAGTACCAAGCACATTGGGACGCACATTCTCCTACTACGGCTACTTTGCTACTTTCGTGGCCAAGTCAAGCTTCATTCAAGGCATCGTAGTCGCCTAACCCGAAAGGCGATAGCCAATCATGGCTACATACACAGTCATCTTTCATCAGCGTTTAGATAATTACGCTGTTGTACAAACACTTGAGGCAACCGACATTGCCATCGGTGAAAGCATCACCCTCACTGGTGTAGGCCACGAGCTAAACGGCACACACACTGTTTACGCATTGCCTCAGTACTTGTACACAGGCACAGACTCTGAAGGTGACCTGCTACTCAACCCTGATGTGCCGATACCTAATCAGGTTATGTTTTACGATGCCGATGGTGATTTAGAACGCTCTGCAGCAATACCAACTGGCACCCTGACCTATACGCAAACATGCACTTGGGTATCAAGCGCCAATGTGCAGTTATGGCTCGGACTACCCAGCCCACTTAGCGCCGATGAGACAACCTTTCTTGCGCAGTGTGTTTCTGCCGGTAATCAGGTCGCCTATCGGCGTAGGCAAGAGGCAGGCTATTACGATGCGCTAGCGACTAGCCCATCGGGTGATTGCACGCTCGGCACAATAATGCTGTGTGGCGCTTATTTTAGGCAGCGTGGCAGTATCGATCAGTTTGCAAGCTTTGATGCTATGGGCCAGGCAATCACCACCAATGCGTTCACACCAATGGTGAAACAGTTGCTAGGTATTGATAGGCCTGCTGTTGCGTAATGGCTTACACAGACCTGTTCAATGAGGCCATAGACGACCTAGCCACCACCCTTGCCACGATTAGTGGCTTGCGCGTAGTGACAGACCCTCGCAACCTCAACAGCAACTGCTGCTTTATCGATGCCCCTACCTTTGAGGCTTTCAACAACAAAATCGTGACGATGCGTTTCCCTGTGCGCGTTATCGGTATTGGCCCAGGCAACCTAGACACGCTTAGACCGTTGCTAGCAATCGCAGCTGCATTACTTGACAAGAATGTGGCAGTAACTGATGGCAGGCCAGGGCTTGCCAGTATCGGTGGGCAAGAGTTCCCTGCCTATGACCTACAAATCTCTTTGCAGGCTGCATACCTATAATGCTCACCTGCCCTAGTAAAATCTGACATAATAAAAGCATCACTGGTGGCCGACAACACCTAACACCAAAGGACTGAAAATGGCCACCAGCACTACCACCTATCTCACAAACCCAACAGTGACCCTCAACCCTGCTACAGGTGGCTCCGTTGTCGATCTAACAACGCTCTGCTCATCTGCCACACTTACTGTGGGCTATGACTCGCTTGAGTCGACCAGCTTTGGCGATGCAGGCCATGTCTTTGTAAAAGGCTTGCAGGCCGTAGAGGTCACTCTCACGCTTTACGCTGCATACGGTGCATCATCTGTTGAGGCAACCCTTTTTGCTGCAGTTGGTTCAGGAACTTCAACACTTGTTATTTCGCCTGCTGGCGCGACAGAGTCTGCCAGTAATCCGGAGTATACGATTTCCTCGGCCATGCTTTCCTCGTTTACACCGATTACAGGATCCTATGGAGAGCTCAGTATGATCGAAGCGACCTGGACAGGGGGCACTTTTGCCCGCGACATTACTTCGCCCTAAACCTAAATAGAAAGCAGACCCGACATGCAACTAACCATGCTCGTAAACATCGGCTCGGGTGACTACACAGTTACCACGAACCTCTACACCATTGTTATGTGGGAGCGCAAATACAAGCGCAAAATTAGCCAAATACAAGATGGTGGCCTCGGTATTGAGGACTTGGCATACATGGCTCACGAGGCAAGCAAACAACAAGGTGCAGTGACTGTGCCTCTAATGCTTGACGACTTCATAAAGCAGCTGGTCAATCTTGAGGTGATCGAGCAACCAGATGCAAACCCTACCGAGGTGGCACCTACCGACATTCCCTAGCAACACTGTTAGTGGAGTGTGGCTGGTGGCCACCACAAATAGAGTTTGATGTACCCGACCTGAACACCTGCATTAGTATTATCAATGAGCAGAGGAAAAAGGCCAAATGAGCGTTACAGGTAGCATCGAGATTTACGGCTTGAAGGCAGCGCTGGCTGAACTGCAAAAGGTAGATAGTAAAACCAAGTTCAAGGCTGTGAACCAAATCAAGGCCAGTGGTGCCGAGATGGTTTCTCGCGTAGCACAGCGTTACCCAAACAGGCCACCCTTGTCAGGTATGCGCCCACGCAAAAAAGGCAATGGCCGTTTGGTTTATGATCCTGTCAAAGTGCGTAAGGGTGTAACCATTCAAGTAGGTGGCCGTATTCAGCGTGGCTCATATCCTTTAGTAACAATTATTCAGAAAGATGCTGCCGGTGCAATCTTTGACATGGCAGGCCTGCGTGGCGATGATGGGCAATTCTCTGAGTACCTCACTACGGCTTACGGCCCTGCCCAGCGTGGCATGTGGCGTGATATTGATTACATTCATGGCCAAGCCACTAAAGACATTTTGCAGGCCATTGAGCAAGTACTCAACCAAGTAAACAGAACGCTGGGCAAATAATGGCTGTTTACATTCCTATTGTTTCGGAGTTCAACTCTAAAGGCATTGACAAAGCCATCAAGGAGTTCAACAGCCTGGAGACCGTTGGCGCTAAAGCCAATTTTGCACTCAAGAAGGCAGCGCTACCTGCAGCTGCAGCTGTGGCTGGTTTGGCTGTTGCGCTCGGTGACGCAACTAAGGCAGCCATCGAGGACGATGCAGCACAGCAAGAATTAGCGCGCCAGCTCACGGCAACCACAGGTGCTAACGCTGCACAAATTGCCAGTGTTGAGGATTGGGTATCTGCACAAGGCAAATTATTAGGCATCACGGACGATGAATTACGCCCTGCTTTTGCTGGCCTAGTTAGAGCTACAGGTTCAATTACTGATGCACAAAAATTAGCAACGGCTGCTATGGATCTCGCTGCCCAAAAAGGCGTGCCATTGGCCTCAGTAACCAAAACTTTGGAACGGGCTTACGGTGGCAATCTCAAAGCCCTAGCCAAGTTGGCACCCGAGTATCGACAGATGATCGAGGACGGTGCATCGTTTGAAGATGTCATGTATGCCATTGGCACAGCCACAGGTGGTGCAGCAACGACAGCTGCGAACACTGCTCAGGGGCAATTCAAACGCCTAAGCATCAGCCTGCAGGAAACCAAAGAGTCAATCGGTGCTGCACTCATGCCAGCAATCCAGGCTGTACTGCCGGTGCTTTCTAGCCTGGCTAATTTTGCAGCTGAAAACAGCACAGCGTTTTTGGCAGTGGCTGGTGTCATCGGCACGCTTGCTGGCATCATTCTTGCGTACAACGCCTACCTGAAACTGCAGGCTGCATACACGATTGCAGCCACAGTGGCCACTGCAGCGTTCAACCTGGTTATGGCTCTCAACCCAATTGCACTTGTAGTTATTGCTGTGGTTGCTCTTATTGCTGGCCTGGTGCTGGCATACAAAAAGTTTGAGGGCTTTCGCAACATTGTGGACAGCGTTTTTAGTGTTATAAAAACAGTTGTATCGGTCAGTATTGGTGTAATCAAAGGCTATTTTGAAACGCTCTACGGCTTTTACAAAGGCATTTTCAATGGCATTGCAAGCCTCTGGAATAACACCATTGGCAAGTTGTCTTTCAAGGTTCCTAGCTGGGTGCCTGGCCTCGGTGGCAAGGGCTTCGATGTTCCTAACATTCCGATGCTTGCTGAGGGTGGCATCGTCACAAGCGCGACCCTAGCCATGATTGGTGAGCGTGGGCCCGAGGCTGTAATCCCATTAGATCGCATGGGCCAGATGGGTGGCAACAATGTGACTATCAATGTGAACGGTGGCGACCCACAAAGCGTGGTCAATGCTTTGCGTACTTACATGAGGCAAAACGGCTCAGTCCCTATCCGTGTGAGCAACATTTTCTAGCCATGCCTTTACAGACCTACACGGCTTACTACTCGACAGACCCTGTAGGGGTTGGCTGGACTGCCCTCACTAATGTGCAAAACATTCAATTCAGCATCGGTAGGCAGGCACAGTTAGATCAGGTGAAGTCGGGTGTGGGCACTATTGAGATGCGCTACCCAACAGGCTATGCGTCACCAATTACTGCCTTAGTTGCTGGTACATACATCAAAATTGAAAACACTACTGGTGTGGGTACGCCACGCATTATTTGGGTTGGTTTTGTTTCTGACGTTACGGCGCAATACGGCATTCCCTATGCCGGTGGGGTTGGTCAAGCTGACTATTTGACAATAAACATCGAAGGTGGTTTTGCTCGTTTTGGCCGTATGCAGGGCAACAACTACGCAATGGCAGCCGACACGGTTGCTAACCAATTGACTGCTGCAAACACACAGACAGGACTAACGCTTTCTTGGACTGGCACTACTGGTTCACCAGCGATGGCTGCAACCACGGTTAGTAGCACTTGGGGCGACTGGGTGGCAAGAGTCTGTCAAACCACCAATGCACGCATTAGGGAGTTTGGCAATGCCACAACCCTTGTAAGTCCGTTTAACTCAAATGTCAGCACAGTCAATTTTTCTGATGTGGCTAATAACTCGACTAATCAGGTGTACAACCAAATCAACTTTGACAGCCTGGCCGACAACTTCTATACACAGGTAACGGTGACACCTGAATCTTTTGGAGCTGCGACTGTCACGAAGTCTGGCGCTGCTGTGCCGTATCGGGCTTATCAAACAAACACGCTTAATGCGAGCACAAGTCAGGCCACTGATTACGGCAACTATTTGCTAGGTAACTACGGCACTGCACGTTTCGCTATTAGTTCTTTTACCTGTAGTGCTGAGGCGCAGGCTGATTTTCAGTTAGACGTAATTGGTGCTTCTAGTTCAATTATTTTGTCGGCTGGTACTCAGGTGAGCGTGACCTTTCGAGGCACTACTTACCAGTGTTTGATTGAAGGTGTGAAGGTGTCGGCTACTCCTGCTAGTGCTTTATACACTTATTTTGTGTCGGGTGCTGATCTAAACGCCTACTTGATACTTGATAACACGGTGTTCGGCACGCTCGATAACAACAAGTTAGGATACTAAACATGGCTACACCACCAGACTTCACCACCGGACAGGTGCTTACGGCAGCGCAAATGAACGCCGTAGGGCTTTGGAAAATTACACCAACAGTGTCAGGTACTGGCATGTCAGTAGTCGGTAATGAAGTAGTTATGTCAGATGTGACAGATGGGCAAGTTAGGTTAGTTTTCAATTCTGATTTTCGTCATTACAGAATGATTTTTCAACACAACGCTTCAACCACCATGAGTGTGAACATGCAAATGTTAAGTGGCACTAGCACAATTGATAGCAGTTCGGTTTATCGGTACGCAGCACTTGGTTGGGTCAGTGACGGCACTGGCTATAACGACAATTCAACAGGCGCAACGGATTTGCCAATCGGTGGTGGTGGAC